CACCATTCACCATTTTATATTATGGTGGATCTAGTATCGGGAAATCTACACTTCAGACCTTGACTTATCAGCATTATGCTAAAGTTCATGGTCTCCCATCTGGACCTGAGTATCATTATACTCGTTCATTTTCGGATGAATATTGGTCTGGTTTTCAGACATCTATGTGGTCAATCGCATTAGATGATATTGGATCTAAAAATCCAAATGCACACATGGGAGATCCTAGTATGGAGGAGGTAATCCAGATTATTAATCAGGTACCATATACTCCCCCACAAGCTGAATTGTCGGATAAGGGCAAAACTCCTTTGCGACCACTGTTGGTACAGGGTACCACCAACGTGAAGCACTTGAATGCTAGTTCATATTATTGCAACCAACTGGCAATTGCAAGGCGTTTCCCTATGGTGGTAACACCTACAGTTAAAGCACAATATTGTGTTTTAGTTAATGGTGCTGTGCCAAATAAACAGAGTCGGATGCTTGACACATCGCGTACTCCAAATCTCATGCCTGGAGAATATCCAGATTATTGGGATTTTATGGTTGAACGTGTTGAGGCCAAGACCGATACAGTGACTGGTGTTCAATACCCGGTATATGTACCATATGGTGAAGATGAACATGAATTCACTGATATTCATGATTTCTTGAGTTTTATTAGCAGAGAATCTGTTAAACATAGACAGAAACAAGAGATTGTGGAGAACTCTGAGGTTGCTTATAGCACAGCTGTGCTCTGTGGACGATGTTTTAGAATTGAAGACAAGTGTGTGTGTATCAAGTCTCGTCGATGCGATGCCACATTTGTTGAAACATTGTGTCCCACTTGCAATCAGCCGGTGCCATATTGTATGTGTAAACGCCCAGATGCAGAGGCAGCCTTTAAGGAAGCATTATGCATTAAGTGTAATCACAAGCAGAAGGAGTGCACGTGTCTACCTTTATTGGAAACTGTATGTAATACATGTTGCCTAGGTGAATCGTGCGTATGCAAACCCGAACTCCAATCAGAGGAGATTGGGACTACATCTGGTCTCAAGATAGTGGCTCTGGCAGTTGCCGGAACTGTAATACTTGATACCATCAGGGGTGGTATGTTCCACAACATATCTACAGTAGTAATTTGCTTTCTGATATGTTGGTTCAATAGAGAAACAATATGTCAATGGGCTAGTACTAATGTAGAGAGATATGTCAGAGGACGTGTTACAAACATGTTTAGAAGATCCATTTTTGGATTTGATAACGTTACACGTACTGCTGCACGTCTCTCGAGTGATGTGGAAGATACTCTTGCTCGTATTAATGCTGCTGTGTCGCGGTCATACTTGACCACGTCTGAGCGCCTACGGTATGAGCATCAGATGATGCGCCAGGCAATGGTTGTTTATGGTGATCGTGTACGCGGTTACACAGTTAAACACAAACTTTTGTTGGCTTTCTTAATGGTTGTCCCAACTGTTGCTGGAATTGCTACGATGTATAAAGCGTGGCAAAAGCTCTCACTTCAATCAAGTGCTGATGAAGGAGAACGACCTACAGCGAAAGATGAGAAACCTAACCCCTGGTTCCGTGATGATTATGAACCATCAGTTTTTGATGTCGGCACATTATCCAGTTCTTGGAAGAGCCGA